TCCACCATCCAGGAAGATCTTTTTCCAGAGGAATTATATTATACGGAGCATCTCTCATATTTTTGAAATCAGTAAAGCAGAAAAAAGCAAAAGGAGCCGATGCTTTATCACAACATTGAGCAAATAAATTATCAACATACTCTTTGTCGTAGTCACCTCCACTTTTTAATACACATACGATTTTTAAAAGCATTATCTCCGCTCCTTCAGTTCATAAAAAATATCAATATCCAACATAGGAAAAACTTTCATAACTGAATCAGGTCCGCAATTAAATACTTGGCACTTTTTTGCATACTTTTTCATATAATCACAAATCCTCTGGCATCCTAAAATATGTCTAGCGAAAACATCTGGGTTTGGAATATCGATTATATTCTCATGCCAATTGTTTTGGTTGTCTGTACTAAGTTTCATATCAAAACCCAATAAAAGAATTCTACATGCTCCCATCTTCCTTGCTAAATCAATTGCGGCGGCACCTGTACTATCATTCCAACCTAACTCGTGAGCTTTTTCGCTTGCTCCCTTGATAAGTCGTTTTGGAGTCTTAGTCTGTCCACCATCACTTTCAGAGTGCCATCCTGGAGCTATGCTAACTTTCAAACCTTTAAAGTTTTGATAGGCTTTCAATTTGGTGTGATAATCTATCCAGCCCTTGTCTCCAGATACAACCACATCAATACAATCACCTAATCTGTAAGCATCATTACACCCAATCATCTTAAACTGATGGAAAGGAGACAAGTCATAACCTTTCAGACTTGCTCCTCCACCAATTATCACGACAAGCTCTCCGTCGAACAATTTTGGTATACTCCAATATGATTCAGCTTGTCGCATTTGCTTAGGCTTCCTTTTTGTTCATCTTCTTTGCGAGTTTAGCCGCTTCTTTCTTGGTGAGATACTCATCATTAATCACATCCTCATCAGGAACGTCGTCGACAAGCCGCAAGACATCGTACCTACCGCCTCCACGATGCTTAGGCTTATAAGTTATAACCTCATCATCATCATCGCCGTCATCGTCATCGTCGCTATCCTCAGGATCATCATCATCCTCTTCTGTGGTATCTTCTGCGATCACTGGAGCAGGTTTCTTTTTCTTTTTCTTTGCCACAAAAGCATCTTCTATTTTCTCGAATCGTTCTGATCCAAAAATCAATTCCAGATCTTTGTCAGTCTCTATAATTCTTTCAGCCCTTGGATCTGTTGCCTTATAGATCTTCTTAGCTATGTGATGCGTTCCAACTTTCAATAAAAATTTCATTTTCTCATTCTCCTTTTTTGATTAAATAAAAGCATCCGCCTCCTTTGGTTATGAAGGAGGACGCTGTGATCATCTTACCTCATGGAATTACGCTAAATGAGCAATACCACAATTACCAGCCTGGTCAGCACGAATCTGCGGAACCATAATCTCCATTACTTTGAACTTGAAGATCATTCCGCCTTGTGATTCCCATTCTACGTTTGTCAGAGGAAGACCAATAACTTCACGCACAACATCTTCTGTCATCTGGACAAGAATAACGTTGTTTGCGGTCATGTGATCTACTACTTCAACACTGGCAATTCCCTTGATCGCAAGAATTCTCTCACGGACAGTATTGGAACCCTTAGCGTCGCTGTAATCCTCATCCAATCTAGTTTCGTATGCCGTTGGGACATACAAAGCAAAAGGACCAAAGAACTTGTCAGCGATAAGTGCCTGCTTCATGCCGAGAATATCATCAACAATCTGCTTACCAGTTTTAGCGGAAGCATCCCAGTCTACGCTCAAGGTGACCGTATTTCTGTTTGGATGGTTCGTGTATCCATAAATAACATATCCACCATAAGTCATGGAATAGCCATTCAGGAGCATGTCCTCAGCAATATCTGCAACCTTCCGAGAAGACAGACCAGCCTGAGTAGTGTCAAGAGCCTCACCCCTATTACGAGAAGCATTGAGCTTTCGTATTGGGATTTGGTAGTCTTTATGTATCAAAGGTAGAGGCAAGCCAACTACTTCATAATTCACAGTATCGCTCTGACCGCGAGTAACACCGTCCATAGATACCTGAGCCGCATTCATGTCACCAATGTTTTCTGATTCCAGGATAGTTGTTCCTAGACCGTTGGCGAGATTGAATGTCAACCCTCTTGACAGAACATCCTTTACTACAACCAAGCGATTCTGTGCCTGTGTTATAATAGCAGTGTCCAATACTTTCCACTCGTCCTGACGGAGAGCGGCATTTGTCCGGAGACAATTAACATCCATTCCAGAGGCTAAAAGCTTCTGTGCGGTTGTTGCTCCTTGGCTTATCATTTGTTTGAGAAGATTAATATCCATAATCTAATTTCCTTTCCTTCTCTTGTTACTTATTTGAGGCGAACACGAACGCGACGAGAAGCAATAGCGGTTACGGCTGAATTACTAGCATCAACAGCTTCCATTGCTACACCAATAGGATTAGTTCCAGCACTCGTAAGAGCTTGAACTTCACCAAGTAGAGCGGCTTCTACTTCTCCACCAATAGCTACAGATCCACCATCCGCAAGAATGAGGATTACCGTATCTCCTGGCTGGAATACTCTATACATAACAGTAGCCGCCGCGGCATATACGTCATCCATATCGTTTCCTTGATTATAATCTTCAACCGCTACTGCCTTTTCAATATTAGCTTTTGCAGTTGCCTGTTTCTGGATCTTACCAGTGGAAAGTAATTCCACCAATTGTCCAGGAGTGATAGCGGCAAGCGCCACCGCTTCATATCCTACCCCGTCACCGATATTAATTACTGATCGATAAGCCATGTTATTTCCTCCTTCTATTTATGTTATCGTTTGATTACTTATTGTCTGAAAAAAGAGTAGGCATTGCAGGTGCCGCCATATTTTCAGTATCTTCATTTTCTGCAGGCATACGAGCACTGAAGTCTTCAGGAGCTTTGCTAGATCCTGCCAACTTCATAAACTTCTCAAGCTCGTCTATGCTATTAGTTTCCAATTCCTCTTTCGTGAAAGAACAGGATTCATTATCAACCAAAGACTTGATCATACCATCCTTGATTGTTTTGTCTCTAGCAACTGCTCTGTTCAATGTTGCTTTCAACTCAGGAGACTTGATGTTATTCAATATATCCTGCATCGTTTCTTTCTCGTCATTTACTTTTGGAACTTCCTCTTCAGTTTTAGTGACTTTTTCTACTTTCTCGTCGTCATTCACTTTTGGAGTTTCCTCTACTGGTTTAACAACAGGAACTTTCTCTTTCTTGTCGTCATCTTCATTTACCTCTACTGGTTTCTGCAAAGGTACTTTTGCGAACTCCTCATCATTCAACTTCATGAGACGCTCCTTGTCATCCTCACTCCAATCACTATTCGTAATCAGAGCTTCTATTAGTTTAGTTCTGTCCATGGACGAACCCTCCTGTTTGTTTGTAGCGGTGCTCTGATCTTTTGAAACATCGCTAGGTTTCTTTTTGTCCTCATTGATTACAGGGACATATGATACTTCTCTTTCAACAAGAACTTCCGGCATTGCCAGAGTAACTGTTGTATCTGTCTTGGTGTAATTTCTTTTATATCGCTTTAAGCCATCAGCAGAGTCGACTGAATAAATGAAATAATTATCAAATACATCTATCACATAAGCAGTGGATCCTACGATATCTCCAATCAACTTATTCAGATCACCCCATAACTCGTCATGACTTATTTCATTTGACGCCAAAAGCTTTGCCATCTTCCTTATATCCATTAGTTCATTCTCCTCCTCCTTTTCTGTTTTCTTCTTTTCATTAGTTCTTGGCATCCCTGCACCATCTTCCCAATTCATTGCTCCAACACCTCCTGGAAGTACTGCAAGGTGATCTGGGCGGTAATTGAACACAGAACTGTTGAAGGATTTGCCGTTGTATATCCCTCCAATAGCGTCATGCTCGGTAAATAGCCCAGTGGAAACTTCTATATTATCTCCGTTCTCAATCATAGCCAAAAGATCTGGTGAAATTTCTGTTACCTTTGCTTTGTTGATCCATGCTTCACCTTTCAGCTTTCCATTATCGCAAAAGCAATTGAACATCCTACCAATACTCTGTTCTTCAATTACCTTTGGATTGTTAGCTGTGAATGGGTTGCCACTCTTGCTTGGGTGGAATACTGGTATTGGTATTCCGTTCCATGCCTGAGGAAACTTTTCAACTTCCGCCGCTGGATAGAATAAGTTATTGAGAACTCCTTCTTTAAGCAATACTGTTGGGAGAACAAAATGATCTTCCCCTTCAAACTGCTCCGTTCTAATCAGCGTGGACATATTAGCAACAATGTTTAATCTTTTCTTCATGACTTGCCTTTCGATTTCCAATTGATTTCATCGTAGTGTTCGCAATACTCAGGAGATGATATCTTTGATCTGCTTTCCGCGTCTTGTCTTGCGATAGCATTGCAATCTCCTGGATTGACTTGATTCTTTTTTCTGTCCGTATAGTGAACACCTGTTGATCTATCTAATGGCATTGGTTATCTCCTTTAATTCTTTCAAGTTACCTCTGGTGTTTTCTTTGTTGGAGTAATTGGGCTCGTTGATCCTTTTGGTTTATAAACTCCTTTTTCTATTCTCTCCATCCCTGCTGGTTTGCCAATCTTTCCGATGTAAGGCAAAGCGACACATCTGCATTGTGGGTGAAGTGGTATCAAGTTTTCTATTTTCTCCAAAGTAAAGATCAAGCCTTCCATAGACTCACAATCGGCACAAACTCTATCATCCCCTGCCGTCATCCATTCTGCTTTAACAGACACCCCTTCAAGACCAGCTTCTTTGTAAGTATTTATCATGCCGATATGGTGGGCTCTTATAACTTCTGTCCTTGCTAATATCCTTGCTCGTTGTATGGCTCGCAGAGGAGTGCCTCGTGCGTCCGTGAGAGCCAGTGAACCGCCTGCCTGCTCAATAGCGTTATTTAGGCTTCTGGCGATCGTCATGGGGCTTCTGCCCTCTGCAAGTCCTTGAGCTAATTCACGACTGATAGTAGATTCCATTGAATCACTTATGCCTTTGAGTGATGAATATGTCCTTGTATAGATCATTCCAACTTTGTCTGCGTGAAATGGAGTATTGAATGCGGCTTCAACAGTTAGTCCTGCTCGTCCTGGAGGAGCATATCTGCTTGTTGGTATTCCTGCCTTTACCATTTCGCTGTCTGCTCTTTTCATTCCTCTTTTGTATGCGGTATCAATATAAGTATTCGCCCAAGCAACATTTCCGACGACTGCTCTTGTGGGTCCGGCAACTTGGAAGATCTCGTGATTTACTTCAACGTTTAGCCATCCCATAAACTCTTGTACTTTTTTGGTGTCTGTCTTAAATGCAAATGATTGTCTTGGAATAGCGACATTTGCTCTCAAAAGTAATCCGGAAAGGTCTAATGGCACTTGCATCTTCAAACCAAAAGCATCATTGACAACTATAGATTCCCAGATCAGCTTTTTAATTTTCCGAAAACGTCTGGTTGCCTCTGCCGCAAAACGAGTTCTGAGAACGATGGTTCTTGTTGGATCTCCTCTTCCAGCAACCACTGCGTTCTCTCTTGCTTTGGCAATTCTTTGTAAAGTAGTTTCCATTATATTATTCTTCACCCGCTGTTGGATCTATAAAGTCAAGATTCTCGTCTCTTACCAACGCTTCCATGCTTTCTGTCATCAACAAGGCTTCTTCATCTGAAAACTTCATTATCTTAGTGAAGAAATCTATTGGAAGCATGTACTGTCCTGCTCCACTTGTTGCATAAGCTTGCAGAGCCTGTGATCTTGTTTTTGAAACTTCCGCTTGTTCCTTCTCGCTCAACGAGTTGGTGTCTGGCCATTTCACAATCACTTTTATTTCCTGTGATGGCATTGACAATATCCCAGCATGTTGGAGTCTCTCTATAAACGGTCTGAGGATCACCGGCTCTGCAAAATCCATTCTTCTTTCATCAACTCTGGACTCCCAATTCTCTTTGTCTTGGGTTGAGGACAATTCTCCTCGTTCTGATCCAGTTAATATCCTTACTGGGATACCTGTTGCTCCTGCTATGAGTTTGAGTTGCGAATCTATATGGGCTGTTGGGTCTGCGACTTGGGGTGCTAGACTTTTCGCTTCAACTCCTTTTAGTCTCAAATATCTATTTAGTTTATGGACGTAGTTTTCAATCTCGTCCTCTAAATCATCTGCATCCTGTGAAGACAATTCTGTTTCAGCATCCATCTCCAAGGCTAGCCCAGGAAAAGCACCTCTCCAGAACATCTCAGCAGATCCGCCTGAAAGCAGTTGTAGGTTCATCAGTCGGTTATATATAGGCTTTAACCTAGGCAAGCCGTATATGTTCGATTCTAAGAGGTTTTCAGCCACATGAATAACTCTTGTCCAATGGACTATTACTGAACCAGCTGTCATGGCTGTTGCTGATGTGGCTTTTGGATCTGATATACTTAGCTTGTAAGTTCTTGGCAATCCATATCGTTCGTTTTGTTTGTCTGATTCCAAAGAATCTACGACTGCATTTGCTTCCGAATATGGTTGAAGATAAAGAAGGTCTCTTGCTGTTCCAACATCCTTTGCTAGATCCTCGTCTCCTCCTGCGAAACCTAGAAACAGAACTGAGTATCTACCTAATCCGGAAAGCTTGTCCACTCTGTTGAAGTAATGGTACACGTTATGCTTGTCTGTGATAGCTTTCCACTTCTTTTCAAACTCTGTTTCTATTTCCGT